AAAAACCAAGTGCGCCATGATGTGCGCCTCGTGCTCCTGACCTTCAAACGCCTGCAACGGCACCATGTCCAAAGCGTCTATGTTTTCCTGCGCGGGGTCCTTCGGTTCCGGCTCCTCATCAGGAATACGCTTCATTATCCTGTCTGTGTCTTTTACACCCAGAGCCTCATACATGTCCTTGTAAACCTCGTACATGTTATGAAGCTCTGGGGCCGCCCCCGCCAGTTGCAGCTTAGTTTGCGCTAATGCAATCCGCTGCGCCTGACTAAACATATTGGGATCAGATACCGGAATTACATCAATCCGGTCATCAAAATCACTTGCCATCACCGCAGACTCTGCACCCTCTACAGTATACGGATACTCCTGCGGCAGGCTCTCTGACATAACCCGCGCCAGCATCTTGAACTCAATCCGCATGGCGTAGTGCAGGCGTTTATGTACCGCACTCATCACACGAGATCCCTGCTCCAACATCGCGATAGTCGTACCCACCGCAGCCTGCTGGTTTCCGTCTCCAACCTTCAAATCTGTAATCGTCGCAAAGCGCTGACCCGCCTGAACCACAAACCCAAGCAGATTAAACAGCGTTGCATCAGGCCCCTTGAATGGCAGCGGCATCAGGCTGTCACGAATAGCCCCTCCGGGAGCATCCACATCGCGAAACTCACCGGGCTGCAACGGGTCATCGTCGTCTCTGATCCGCAGTCCGCGGGCTTTGAAGCCCGCTGGGAGGTTGGACAACGTACCAGCGTCGATCAACTGTCGCAGTGCCGCTGTGGCGGTCCGTGACAGCCCGCCAATCGTGTGAATTAGCCCTAATCCGTAAAAACCAAAGCCCGGAAGGAACTTATAATGCACAAAATACTGAATTTTACGCTTTTCTTCGTCATCTTCACGATAATTTCGGCGAATTGACAGTATCTGCCCGTTGTCCTGACTGATTGTGACAACATATGGTATCTTGATGCCGGTAAAATCACCGTCATCATCCTCATCTTCGTATCCCTCAAGGTCCAAATCGACATGACACTCCAAAATAGTGCAGTCATAGTCGATCTGAGTGGGTGTAACACCGTCAATACGCTGTATTTCGTCCTCAACGGACCCCGACTCACCCTGCGCGGGCAAAACATCCATATCCAGATAGAACCCAGAGACCTGTTTCTTACGCAAATCGTTCAACGACATGCGGATAACCTGCGTTATGTTGGGACAAGTCTCTAAATCTGATGTCTCATATGGGACAACTAGGTGTTCTGCCGGTACAAACTTACTTACAGCCCGCCCTTTTGTTTCATCATAGTAAACTTTTTTGAATGTAGACCCCGCCAGAGGCAAAAAGAACAACATCTGGTCAAGTTCAGGCGTATATTCCTCCATCACGTTAGTGATATAGTAGTTCATAAACTGCTTTACGCGGATGGCCTGCTGCTCTTTTTCCCTTGTTTCTGATCCAAGTACAGCAGTTCGCACGGGACCGCTGGCTGGCAACAACTCATTGAACGCCTGCGCCTGAAATTGCGTAGCCGCCTCGGCAAGCAACGGATGCGTGACTCCGGTGGCCCCCCGGAAGGGCTGGGCCCTCTCCTCGTAGGAGAACCCCAACAACTCCAAACCGTTAGCGTAAGCATCTTCCCACTCCTGTCGCCCTGATTTGTTGGCATCAAACTCAGCCAGCAAATCACTGGCTATGCGAGATAACTCCCTGTCGGGTATCTCCTCTGCCAAGTTCATATAGAAATCGTCGCTCTTACCGCGCTGGTCCTGCGGATCAAAATCCACAGTCATGCCGCCATCTTCATCTGGCGTGATCTCGATATCCATGTTCTCCGCCATGCCCTCAAAAGACACGACGTTCTCCATGCTACCCGGTAGCTCAAGTTCTACTTCAGCCGCCAAGTCCTCCATGTCCAACTGTGAGGGGACGTTCTTGTCAACCATCCCGGCTATCGGTTCACGAGCCATGTCATATCCCCTTAATCATATTTATTCACGTTAAAGAAACCCTGACGGTCTCTTGGAAAGTATACATCAATGCCGGTTTTTGGCGATTTAAATCTCCTTTTACCCGGCTCTCTGCCAAGAATGACATCTAACTGCTTGAAAACCTCATCATCAACCATCTGAGCAATCTGCTGAGAGGTAGCGTTTACACCCGCCTGCTTTAACAGCTTCGCACCAAAAGCGTTGTTACGCTTGTCCATGATAATATCTTCAGGAGTCGCACCCATTAATTTATCTGTAAACTCAGACAAACCACCTAACTGTTGCGCGGTCCGTGGTCCAAGTTCCTTCGCCAGCAAAGCAGTTTGCAAAGCGTGTGCCCTAGCATCTTCTAACTCCTGATATGTAGGCATGTCTGCTCTTGGACGCTCCGCCCGCATAATCTCAGTGGTAGTGTCAAAATCACCGCGCTCTACGTTATCTGGGTAACCGTACCTAGTTTCAAGCACCTGCTCAAAAGTAGGAGACCCTTCAGGATAAAACATGGCAGCACCCTCACTGCCCTCTCTACCTGATGCGCGAACCACGTTCTGCTGCTCTGAACTAGGAAGGTCGATCCGTGGGTCGAGGAGCGCAGACATTATTCCAACTTCGCCGCCGTCATCAAAACTGGTGGGTCCTTTTCGTTTAATCTCTAATGGATCTGCAAAGTCCTTAAAAAAATCTTCTTGGCCTATGCCTTGTCCAGCATAATCTATGATATCACGCGGAGGGTCCTGACGTTTACCGTCAATCATTACCTTCGCATTAGGATCTATCTCCTGCATACCAAGCATCGGAAAATCCCTGTATTCTTTCATTTCCCCTTCTTTATATGAAGGCATGTTCCTGCGAACAAACTCTAAAAACTCGTCAATTTCTTCTGGAGAAGCAGCTCCAAGTTCTACTACGCCGCCGTCTTCAAAACCTGAAAAACCAAAAAATTCTGCAAACGTCTCTCCTCTGGGGTCTTTACCACTATACAGGGTCTGACCCTTCCGGCTTTTTTTAACGATGTAAGTATCTGAGGCACGAGCTTTCGGGGCCCCTGTTATGTAATCAAAAGCATCTGATATTTTGTCGCCTACATAGTCAACCGCGGCGGCCCCCAAGTCTACGATACTATCTGCCATCAGTAATAAGTCCTAACCCTTATATCGGTATCCTCATCGCCCCAGTCATCTGACGGCAGTTGTACAAAGTTACCCTGACGATATCTCATCAAAGCCTGTGTCATACTATCTACCAAGTCATCGTATTCACCATTGGGAAACGCGGCTACCTCTTCAATCAACTCGTCTGCAAACGCTTCGTCCGGTGCCCAGACCATGCCCGCCTCAAAAAGCGGGGATACAGAATGAACTCGCGTAACCTTATCATTACCTTTGCTCGGCGTAAAGTTAACAACAGGTATTCCGACATTTCTTAATTCATGCGTCAACGGCAAACCAGATGCCTTTGCTTCCACGATGACAGTGTCGGGGTCCCAGTACTTATACTGATCCAACGCTATCTCTTTCAGTTCCGGAAAATCCCAACGACCCTTCTGGCTATCAAGAAGTATCAAAGCAGGAGGTCCGCCCTCTTCTTCCGGATGAAAAACACCCCACGTTGTAATCGCAGAATAGTCAGAAGTTTCTCTTTTACTAAACGCAGTATCATAACTCTGTATGACAAATTCCAAGTTGGGCACGTTCTTCTTGTCCCAACGCTTCCACCAGTCCCGTCTGATAATCGCATTCTCTTCACCCGTCGGGTTCTGCTGATACTGCGCGTTCCATTTGCTGGGCGGGATAGATGCGCGGACCGCGGTGAGATCCTCCATAGACCAGAACTCTGGCCAACACGGTGTGTCGTCTTCAAAAATGGCAGGAAGTTCTACAACCTCCCACTGGTCAGCCAGAGGATCTTTAGCCATCGCACGAAGCAGTTGACCCGTCATGTCCTTTTCGGACCACCGGGTCTGAACCAAAACTATCGACCCACCCGGCTGGAGTCTCTGTCGGGGGCCCCCTGTGTACCAATCCCACGCATCGTCAAAACCATTCGCTGACATCGCCGTCTGTTCCGAATGCGGGTCATCAATAATTACCAAGTCCCCACCACGACCCGCGAGGTTGGAGCCGACTCCCACCGCATAGTACATCCCGCCAGAGGCAGTATCCCAACGACCAGAAGCTTTACTATCAGCAGCCAGACGAACTTCCGGGAATATTTCTTTGTAATCATCGCTATCAATCAGGTTTTTTGTTTTACGTCCAAAGTTAACAGCAAGCTCCGTGGTATGCGTTGCCTGAATAATCTTCATCTTTGGATTTTTACCCATCATCCATGCAGGAAACAAGAACGAAGCAAACTCTGATTTAGTATGTCGCGGGGCCATGTTGATAATCAAACGCTTCAACTCACCCGTGGCTACACGCTCAAGCTTATCAGAGATAATTTTATGGTGACGACCAGCGATAAACTCTGGCCACATATTTTTTACAAAGATCAAAAAGTCATCACGACAAGCTTCATTACGTTCAATCTGAGCTAGCCGAAGACGAAGTTTCGCCTCCTGATCTGAAACATCCATAGGGGGCCCCTAACTGCACAAAATATACGCATAAATATGCACAATAATTAGGCAGTTAACAACTCATATCATTTTTCACATAAATATTTGCGAGAAACATGGCCCTAGCTAGCGCTAGCCAGCGCGTGGGCGGCGGCGCGAAAATCGCGGAAAAATGGCGGAAATCCGCGGTTTTTGACCCGATAGCGCGGGGCCCCTAACCACGGCCAACGGGCCGCGCTGCGCGGGCAATATCGACGCGCTGCGCGTCCGGCTGCCGGTTGCCGGTGGCCAGATCCAGCGGGCCAGATCCGGCGATTGCGAGCCGGTTGCCGGTGGCCGGTGACAACGGCCAACTGGCCACGAGTGACGGGCCGGTATGTTTAGGGCATGGGGCGCGGGGCATGGCCCGCCGTGATTAACTGGTTTAATGGCGCAACGCGGGCCAGTAACGGGGCAAAAGAAAACCCCCGCTGGTAACCTACCGGCGGGGGCGTTGTGGGCGTTGTGGGGCGTTTATTCCAACTCCAACTTTACGTTAGCGTCGGCCAGCACTTCGCGAATAGCGGCTTTCAAATCGTCGGCGCGGCTTTCGTCATCAAGCCCCTCTGGCAACCGCTCGTCAATCATTTCGCCGATAGCGTCTTGGTGATCCCAAATTTCAATTTCGTAATCATCCAACGCCCGTTCAATTTCCCTTTCGGCTATGCTTTCGGCCAATGCTTCAACCTTGTCACCGATTAAACCCATAACCGCGTCACCCAACTGGTCTAGCTGTTCGGCTTTTAATGCGTCGCGGCGGTTGGCATATTCTAGCTGTTGTTGAAGCCGTTCTATTTCGGCGTCTTTTGGATCAACGATAGAATCATTATCAAAATTTAAATCTTGCATAGTTTTAGTTTCCCGTAATTCGGGGGCCGCCACCGTGGCAACCCCAACGCCGCCCATTATATGCGATTAATCCCATATGTAAACCCCCCATAAAAAAAGCCCCGCCGGTTGGCGGGGCCAGTGTGGAATATATGCGGGCCGGTTATGCGGCCACGGCGGCAACCCGTTGCCAGTCGGCGGGCTTCATATTCAAGACTTGCCCGCCCCGTAATTGCCACGCGTCCACGTCGTCGGCGTCGGCTTTGTTCGCAACGGCTGTTACCGCATTAACCAACGTGGCGCGGCTTATCGGCTGGCCCTGTTCATATCCGGACTGGCCGATTGTATCCAGCAACCCGTCTAAAACGCTGGACGTTTCTTTTTTGGTTAATTGCATCACGCGGCCCAAGTTTTGGACAACTTCGGTTTTTTCAACCGCCACGCCGTCGATTACGTCGGCGGCGGCTTGTTTCATTTGCTCAATTACGGCGTCGAATGAATCACGGCTAGAATATGCGGAAACCAAATCAGTAAGCTTTAATTCTAAAGCTTTATTGTCGGCATCTTTCGCCGCGTCGGATAACAAGCCCCAATCATCCATATCACGGGCCGACGTGATATGACTAGACCGCGTTTTATTTTGGGTCTGCATTCCGTTAAGACAAGCCAATGTCCACGCAATCTGATAAACAGAAACGGAACCCGCGCCAACTTCAGAGTTTTGCAAGCCGATACCGTTGGCCATGATATCGCCGACATTTGCGCCCGTGCCGGTTTGATTTAATGACCGCAACCGCAAATAAAGCCGCTTGTCGGTAATGTCGGCATTCACAACTTGAAAAAGCGCGGGGTTTTCCATTAACGGCCGCAACGTAGATTCCAACAAATTGATATTATCAAATGTCTTAAACTTGTCAGAAACAAAAGCCCGCAAAACGCCGTTCGGCTTTTCTGAGCTATTCCATTCTGAGCGCGGCGGCACGTTTAAACCAACCCCGCCAAATACTGGCGGCTGTTCGGTTGTTATGTCATGCGTTCTTAGCATCCGGCGGGCTGGCTTTTTTTGCCAGATTGCATTTATGAGCGCGTCGAATTCTGGCGAATATTCGGCTTGCAACCGGCGGGCCGTTCTAGCGTCAATATCGGCATGACTGGCAATCTGGCCGAATGCCACATCATTTATATCAAAAATTCTGGTAGGTTCACCCCCGCGCTGTTCAATAACCACTTGGGGCCGCCCGTTGTCCGACGTGATTTTTTGCAAGTCATGCGTCGGGGCCAGATAATCGGCGGCGCGGGCGTGTTGATCCTGAACTTTCAAAAGTAAGTTTTGAAGCGAGTTTTTGTTGTTTTCGATTGTATGTGTCATTTTTTCATTTTCCCGTAGTTGTTAAAAAACCGGCGGGCATTATTGCGCCGCCGGTCATTTTCATATCAGATTATGCGATATTATGCAATATGAAATTTTTAAAATTTCTATTCGGCCCCTATATCCCCCGCGACGTGGTGCCGGATAATAGCGCGGGGCGATAGCGTTTTGACAAAAGCCCGCAACTTGTCGCCGTCCGATTGTTCTTGTTCTTGGCCAGCCGTGGCCGTCCAATGCAAGGCAACATTACCGCCCGCCGCATAACACCCGCCGCGCTCGCCGTTTTCAATTTTTTTCTTTTTGACGCCGTGGCCAGTAAACCCGACAATATAATCACGATTTAGGCGGGCGCATAACGGGCCGTCTTTCCCGCCGCAATTAACACACCCGACATTATCCAGATATTCGGCGGGGCATCTAATGACGCGAACGGGGGCCGGTATATCGTCGCGTTCAATAGTCGCGTGTTTCCCATTTTTCCAAAATGATTTTTTGACGACGGTCACAACCGGCGCGATTTTATTAGCGCATATTGCCACGGCTTCGGCCAAGTTATCGGCGCTAAAATTTATCGTTGTCTTATTCGGGGCCAGTTTATGAGCCCAGTATAACGGGTGAAAATGAGAATAAGTAAAACTCTCCCCGCGACGCGGCTTGGCTTCTAGCACGGCGTCTAGATATTCAAAATCTATTTGACCGGCCCCGCAACCCTGCCCGCTATCGTTTAATTTGCAATCAGCGGGGCATGTTCCAAAATTATTAGCTTTGCCCGCTCTATATGTAACGGCCAAGCCCGACGTTTTGTTGGCGGTTGAATTTTTAACAGTTTTTAACATTATAGCCCCCTACATCTAAATCTGAACACGCAATAACTTGAACACTTGAGCCAATATGAGCCGATCTAAGTATTGCGGCAAGCTTGGCCTGTTCTAATGTTTCGTATGTTTCATCCGAAAGCCCATAGCTTCGCGCTTCGTCTTTTATTTTATACATTTTCTGATTTCCCATAGTTATGCGATTTGTCCCATATATAGAAAAAACAAAACCCCGTCAAGATATATTGACGGGGCCTAGTATTTTTTAAAATTTTATCTTCAACGGCGGCGGCTTATATGTCGCGTTCGCTTTTGCGTGTGTTTTTCCCAGTCCGGCCCGTACAGTAACCGGCCAATAATAGAAAATATAAACATTAGTTCGCAATCTCCCGTTCTTCTAAATAAAAGTTCAAATCCTGCAACACCCGAAAAACGTGATTGTCTGGTTCACCCTCTTCGTAAAAATGTTGCTGTTCACTGCACCAGTTATAATCAATCAACTGGCGCAATCCCTTTAACATCCGCTGTTCTGCTGTTTCAGTCATGGCTCACCTCATCCTCAATGCGTCTGAATACTTCTTCAATTACTGAAACCGTAGCGTCAATGCTATCATCGTCAGGAATCCATACGCCCTCGCGCAAACCTTCCATGTCACGCAAAAGACATTCTTTCAACTCTTCGTTCGTCATATCTCTTAAAAATGATTTAGCCATCGTTCATAACTCCCGTAGTAATTAACAATGACCCTATATATAGGATTATCTGGGAGAAATCAAGTCAAAAAGCACATCCCAGTTAAACTTGCCTTTTTGGTGGTGTGTTGGCTCGACGGATTGCAAGCCCTCCATTTTCAAATCAACCGCCGCGCTGGCAGGATATAAAAACATTTCCGGTTCATCTGTCGGTTTGTTCTGTTTCTTAATCAATATCCACGACGGGCTATGTTGATGACGAGATAACCACGCCACTTGTGACGGCTGTAACGTGACGCCATTGCTTGTTAAAAATTTAAGCTCCACAAAATGAAACACACCAAACTCGTCACATATAAGCAAGTCTGGTATTCCGGCTCCCACATAATTCTCAATCCGCGTCAGCAGCAACTTCCGCTTCGACCTCTGCGCCGCTTCCTTTATCTGCTTGTAAAAGCCGCTTTCTCGCTTTGTTGCGATTACTGGGGTTTTCATCTTCCGGCGTGACGTTGATTGTGACTGGGGCATAACTTTGCTTGAGTTCCTCTAGCGCTTTCAGAACATCCTCTTTGCTCATACTGTCGATAGAGCCATGACGGATTTCTGATTTGTTGACGTATATGTCCCCCTGCGCTTGTCCCCGTCTGTATTCAGCTTGCACGGCGGCACTGTATGCACCGTTCTGCAAAGCCAAATCTCTTATGTTCTGCAAATCTCTTACGTGCCGGTGAAACGTAATGCCATATTTTTCATCAAGTTCTCGCCGATACGATTGTATAGCCGCCACGACATGGGGCGATATGTGCGGGTTGGTCAGTTCATAGGCCCTGCTATGTGCAGACGTTACAGCATACCCAGCGTTTATGGCCGCCTCGCGCAGTGTAATCTGCCCGTCTTTACTCACCAGTTCCTTTACAAAAAGTTCCTGCTTACGAGTCAGGGGCTGGTCTACACCAGCCGGTGGTCTGCCCCGCCGTTCTCTAGGTTTTCCTGTTATCTTACCCGCCGCTACTCTTGCCATAATACCACCGTTAAAAAGGTCACGTTCAAATATTAATAGCGTATCTACTATATAGGTTCAAAATTATTTTTTATAAAAAACCAAAAATATCTGCAATAAGGCCGATTTTGAGGTAACACCATAAAATAAAGGGTGTTACCTGTTAGTGTTACTTTTTTTGTTATATATTACAATGAGTAACATGGTAAAGTAACGTGGTAACGCTGGTAACACCTATTTTGAAAATAAAAAAAATATTTTTTTGTTTTTGAGCCTATATAGTAGATACGAAACTAAAAAAGCGCGACCCGTGGGCCGCGCTCTCTAAATCATTGTTCTTGTTGATGTTTCACCCATTGCTGGTGTGATCTATCGAAGTAACGCAACCACTCTTCGACAAACTCAAGGTGTGTACACCTCTCATCTTTTGACGGTTTGATGCTATTTTTGCCGACTTCAAAGAAGCCGACCGGCACCATTTTGTCTGCGCTTTCTGAAGCGTAGGACAAGCCGCCCATGTCTGTTACGTGGCTGGTTTCGTCAGGACCGTACCAGACGGAGACGAAATGCGGGTACGAGCTACCGTTGTAGTTCGCCGCGTTTCTGGCCGCGGTCAGCGGGTCAAGAGCCTTGGCCCACGAGCCGTAGAATCCGGCGGTTGAAGCGATATAGGTGAAGCCGTTAGGCAACACCCAGTCTTTTGCACAATCAGTCATACTGATCTCCCGTTGTAATTAACGATTTCAAATAGCGGGTGGGCGAGATGGTCTACTAAGACCGTAGGATTGACCCCCAGCGTTACGTTAGAGGGTTCGCGCAGGTGTGTTCACCACCTCGCCCGTACAATCATTTCTGATTGTTCTTATACTATAGCATACTATCCCATACTTGTCAAGCATTAATTTTTTAAAAGTTTTATGTGCTGTTAACCGAATTTAAGTTAACATCCCATAATCGCCCATAGAAGCCCATACACAGGATTTGGGTGTTTTCCGGTGGTTTACTACCTTTGACCGGCCAACGGCGTTTTTGGCTTCCACCAACGATTACAGAGCATCTGCGACATAGTGTCGCACCCATCATTTTCTGACTTCAAATATATGGGATTTTATGATAGACTCTTATACATGGTAGTAGTCTACCTTTTACAACTACGGGAGAAAGCTATGGGAAAGAAAGATCCTTTTGGCTTCTTGGACGAGATGCTTGGGCCGTTGATCCAGCCACCCAAGCCGGTCAAGAAACCAAAACCAAAGCCTGTTAAAAAACCAAAATAAAAATTAGGGCGGCCATGTGCCGCCCTTTTTTAATGCGTGGTCTTCGGGTTTTCGTTTTCATACTCGACCGCGGCGCGGGCTCCGCTGGCCATGCACGACGTGATCATGCCAATGGCCGTTGTCGAGTCCGGCGAGGATATTATCAGCCGGAAGATAATCGCGGTCAGTGCGCCGCCCATTACGGCTCCTGCGCCGTGGCCATCCTTGGCCATTTCATCCAGCAGGTCTTCTACCCGCTTACCGGCTTCATCAAAGCTATCGCTGCTATCCACGTTGTATCCTTTCCCAAGCGGCTCTTGTTTTCCACGCCCGCTTATAAGCTTCACGGGTATGCTCACCCTTAGATACTGTAAGTGAAGCGTGTAAATCTACCACCCGTTCTATTTCGTTGAGGGCCGTCGGCCAATCCATGTCTCTCGACAATTTTAAAATTTCTTCTCTCTTGTTCATGAAGCATCTCCCGTGGTGCCCATATTTGAAACCAGCAATCAGAACATAAGAACCGGCCACCGTCTTTTGCGGCAGCCGGTTCGTTACAGTTATGACAACGTGTGATCTTCAGCATTTTCACGATCCCTTTCAATACGAGCCGTGATTGCGTCCAGTAGCAGATGCGTAGCTTCCGCGTCACTTGGCGCACAGTCAAAGGACAACTCGACGACAAAGCGTGACATAACATTTGCCACATGGAAAGGGTTTGCCCCTTGAAGAGAAAACTCTTCAGTCACGTCGAGCAACCGGTCATACATATCCTCGTAGGATATCCGCGTATCTTTAACTGCCGTCATCGTTCACCAATCTCCTCAATTCTGTATGTGTCCTGCTCAAACACCTCTGGCGTTCCATCATATTCAAGATGAAACATCTCATGCGCCAACTCTTGAGCATGTTCCTCAGAGTCTGCCACAACCTCAATTCTTTTAGATATAGAGGCCACAATTTCAACTTCGTATTTCTTAGCCATTGGTTGTCTCCTCAACATCAATAATCACATCCTTAATGTGATCGTCCCAAATTTCTTCCTTAGCTAACTCTTTGGCCTCTTCCGCGTTGTTAGCTTCGACATCAATCCGGTGATACACCGTGACATACACTTTAAACTTTGGCATCATCGTCTCCCGTAGTACATAAGATAACTCCTATATACTACGGTGACAACATATTGTCAAGCCCCAACTGCTTGGTCTTTATCATCGCGCAGAATACGGACGATATCTTCGATTGGTGTCATGTCGAGCCCGATATGTTCTGCGGCCCCACGATACCGGTTGAGCCATGCCGCCAGCTGCACACCTGCCTGCCGACGCAGTTCTTCTTGCGACGCTTCGTCTTTAGGGTCAAAGGGTTCGTAGCCACCGCCCTCTTTACGTTTGGCTACCGGCGATATGTATGCCGGATACTCAGCGACCTTGATTGACACGACCTCACTTTGCTGGACCTCTTCCTGCTTAACCACGATCCGTAGTCCGCTGGCCATGCGCCGTGCCATGTCGATACGCCAGTTACGCGCCGCCGTGCTATCGTCTATGCCATAAAAGGCATCATACATTTCATGTTCCGGCTGGGTTGCCAGCCAGTCCACAAACTCATCAGCTTTAAATATGTTCAAACCAGTAGCTTGCAGATACTCGTCAATTATCCGCTGCTTGGTTTTTCTTGCAAAGTTACTCATTTATTCCTCCTTTTAAAAGTTAACCGCCTTGACTTACCGCAACTAACCGGAACTCGCCAAGACATACCGAAACCGCCATGCCACGCCTAACCCCAACCCAACTCGTCTCACCGTGCCTCACCAAAACCGCCATGCCACATCAGACCGCACTCAGCCACGCCACACCTCAACCGTCAAACCTCAACTCACCGATCCGTGCTCAAACAAAACAGACCTCAACCTAACCGCCTTGCCAGACCTTGCCCAACCGAACCTTACGAGACCCAACCGAAACGCACCATGACCGCCTTACCAGAACCGACCTCACCTCACCGCGACATACCTCACCGCGACATGCCAAAACCGCCGCGCCACAACAAATCTCAACTCATCGGAACCAACCAAAACTCATCTGACCAAACCAGAACCGCCAAGCCGCAACTTACCGTGCCTTACCCAAACGTAACTCAGAGAACCCAACCTAAACAGAACCGACCCCAACCGCCACAACGCGGCGCACCTGACCTGACCTGCCCTCATCTCTCCCAACCATAACCGTCTTTCCGTAACCCGCGACAGGGATATGCTGCAACGCGCACCAATGATGCGCGTTGCCCCATGTCTAATAACTAAGCAGCCCTCCGCAACCGCTCTTCTTGTAAGAACTGCATTAGTTCTGCTGTTTCTTGATCCGCGCACTCTGGATTGTCACGCGCTAGCTCCTGAACTGCACGGCCCTCTTCCATAAGCTCGTCCCACAACTCTTGGTATTCGCCCATATCTTCAGAACCGGCTATAGAGAATGTACCGAAAGACCCACGGCCTTTTTCCTGACGGAAATCGCCAAGGCCGATTAGTTGTCCGGCATTCTTTACAAGAGAAGAGATAGAACGTGCGCTGAAAGTAGGTGTAGAAAACCTGATTTCTACTTCGGCGCACCAGTTAGGAAGATAAGCACGAGTACGCATATCCGGTGTCCGGTTCATGTCCGCGGACCGTACCACGTCAATTTTAAGGTACGGCTTACCCCAGATATTTATATTTTCCTGTGGCAAAAAGATATTCCGGTTAACGCTGGTCTTGTTCACACCAGCCGTTTCAAGTGCAGCCGTGGCCATTGCACCCTTTACACCAGCCGCGGGAAAACACAAAAGCGTGTCACCTTTTGGTTGAGTGTGCATAGAGTCGGCAAACTCCTGTTCCGGATTATGTTTGATTTCTTTCTTTTCAGCCGCAGTCTTGCGGCCTGCGCCAACGAGAAGATCCCGTTTAGCTTTTGCCGACATACTGTTGAAGTACATCGGGGTTTGTCCAATCAAGCGGATTGTGATTTGGCCCTGCTTGATGACTGGGATGCTGATTGCATCATTAGTCTTTTTTGTAGCTGCCATTTTTTTCTCCTTTGCTAATGACATAAGATTTATCCTATATACTCTTACTACTACATATTGTCAAGCAGAAAAAAATGCCCCCAGAGTCGTGCGAACTCTGGGGGCTACTACGGGAACTGTAAAGCTTGGGGGCTTTACAAGCTCATATGTATGCGATTGTTTGGGAAAAGTCAAGAGAAATCGTCACCATGAATTAGTTCTTCTAACTCTTCGTCAGTCATGTTCTCAAAGTCCATGTCTTCAAATCGTTGTTTCTTAACAGGCTTACGTTTTATGGTCACCTTATCTAATTTCTTGATGGGATCACCCATGATGTCGTCCAGTTTGACCACCTTAGTTTCTAAAGTTTCTAAGGTAGAATATTTATGACCACACGTTAAACACTGCCGGTGACGGCGTGTTGTATCTCCAAGCGGCCTACTGTTGTAGACCTTACTTTTTCCCTGACATTTCGGGCATATCATTTCTTTGCCTTTGGGGGACGACCGCGCTTTTTGGGTGCGGCAATCTTTGCTGGGCGGCCCCGTTTCTTTTTCACGGGAGCTTTACCGCCTACCCATGCTTCGTTGACCGTGGGCGTTGATTTGTCGTCAGCCCGCAGACGCCCCTTGTCATCTCTAGCTCTTTCTGGCTCTGAAAAAAACATGGGAAAAAACAGACGCAAAAACTTATTTAACATAGATCTCTCCTTAATAACTAAGACTTATCGCATATCATAGTTAAAAAAAATGGTCAACTGATTGTTTTGCGATAGGCGTTCCACATGACGCGAAGCTGACCAGATATTGTCCGGCCCTCTAATTTCGCTAATTTTTTGATCTCTTCGTACACTTCTATGGGTACGAGAACAGATTTCCACTTTGTAATGTCCATATATAGCTCCTTCTGTGTAGGAATATATAAGAGAAGTTGTTATTTTACAAGCAAAAAAGGCCCCGCCGAAGCGGGACCAGTCTTCTAAGGGAGGATTCCAATGAAACAATTACTCTGCTTCACCCCAACTAGGACCGATCTCAATGTCACATAAGTTGGGTATCTCTAACGGTACAGCATTTTCCATAATTTCTGCAACCTCTTTTGCCTCTTCACGATTTTTCACAGACATAGCAACCTCATCATGCACCTGTACCAAAGGGACACGTCCTGTCTTGTATATATCCACCATCGCTTTCTTTGTCATATCCGCCGCCGACGCTTGGATTAGCCGGTTGAGAGCTTTGTAAGTGTAAGCCCGCTTTAATCTGGTGGTCTCACCGTACTCTCGTATAGCCTCTTGGTATGGTAAAGCCTTGTTCATGGCAAAGGTGTCGGGCTCCCACAGATCAAACCGGCACTTACGTCCCAGTATTGACCGGACGGAACCACTACCGTCCTTTTTATTTAAATGATTTTGTACGCCGTTCATCAATCCTTTCACAAAAGGCACGCGGTCATGGTACTGCTTGACCAGACCCTTAGCTTCTTCAACATCAATATCTAGCTGA